CCAGTCATCCAACAAGCGCCATTGGCTAAACTGTTTGTAGCTACACCCATGTACGGCGGTATGTGTACAGGCTTGTATGCGTCGGCAGTAATGCAATGCGTAGGCGCTTTTGGTCAGGCTGGTATTCAGATGTACTACTCGTTTATGATGAACGAGTCTTTGATTACCCGTGCCCGTAACAGTATGGCTTATGACTTTATGAAGTCTGATGCTACACATCTTATGTTTATTGATGCAGACATTGGGTTTAATCCACAAGACATCCCCCGCATGCTTATGGCGGACAAGGATATTATCTGTGGTATCTATCCTAAGAAAGAGATTAACTGGGTAGAAGTTACCCAAGCAGTAAAAGCTGGTGTTCCGCCTGACCAACTGAGTCAGCATACTGGGGCATTTGTTCTTAACTTACCATCAGGTGTACAGAGTGCAACAGGAAACATTAATGAGCCTATTGAGATTGCCAATGGTGGTACAGGGTTTATGTTAATTAAACGTAAAGTATTTGATACCCTTGCTGATAAAGTGCCAAGCTATACAAACGATATGTACCATGCGGTAGACACAGTACGAGAAGTTAAGGTAATTAGAGAATACTTTGCCACCAGCATTGATGAAGAATCTAACCGTTTGTTATCAGAGGATTACCACTTCTGTAAGATTGCAAGGCAAGCTGGGTTTAAAGTTTGGTGTGCGCCTTGGGCTAGTTTTAGTCATACAGGTTCTTATAACTTTAGTGGGCAACTACCGAGGTCAGCATGAACGAAGAAGACTTGAGGGATTGCTTTGCGATGTTTGCAATGATGGGGCTAATTGTAAATGAGGGAAGACTAGATGATCGCATACCTAACAGAGCATACTTGATGGCAGACCTAATGCTAGAGGCACGTAACCCATCCGACGAAGAAGGTATTGCAGTAATTAAAAAGAGGAAGTATGTCAGAAAAAATTGATATGCGTAAAGCGGTAAGGGATGCAGAGGTTAGCCTAACAGGTAAGCGTTACTGTACTAGCTGTCAATCAATGCAACCTGCGTTAACAGGTACGATGTTAGAAGGTAAACGAAACAGATGGCAATGCTATAACTGTACTAAAAAGATAAATGCACGTAAATATGGAAAGGATTAGAGAAGATGACGATATTGAAAGAAGCGCATAATATTATTTATGGTGATCGTGAGAAGACCTACGGACACCCAAGCAAGAACCTTAGCACCATTGCGGTGATGTGGAACGCATACTTAAATGCTAAACCCGTACCTACTGGGGTGTTAGAACTTAACGCTAAAGATGTAGCCGCCTTGATGATGTTAGTTAAAGTGGCCCGCTTTGCTAATGACCCAACACACAGAGATAACTTAGTAGATATTTGTGGTTATGCCGCATTGATCGAACGGTGTGATGAGGCTGAGACAGACGATGCGTAAGCCCTTTGAGCAAGAACTTCACGACCTTTACGATGCGCCCGCAAAAGAAATGGTAGCTGATTTTGTGGAAAGAAAATGTGGTGTAACGGTACAACCAAACCCCGATCAATACGGAGTTGATCTGTTAGTATTGAAGGAAGGTAAGTTGGTTGGCACAATTGAGGTAGAAGTTCGCCAATGGCATCCGTGCCCATATCCGACAATCCATGTGCCTGAACGTAAACGTAAGTTCTTCTCAGAGAATTCTTTATTCTTTGCGCTGACAAAAGAAATGACCCATGCGTACTGGATTCAGATGAAAGACATAGATCAATACCCTGTTAGGGAAATCAGCAATTACAAAGTTGCTAGAGGTGAGCTATTCTTTGATGTACCCACAGACCAATTTGTATATACGGATTTAATAAATGACTGATTTAGAATTTACAAAACAAGATGCACAAGAAGCCTTTTTTAATTTAGGTAAGATGGCTGGAAGACTGAGCCATGACGAGGGTAGAAGATTAGCTATGTTGACACAGATCATTGCAAGCTATATGACGCAATTAGAGGAGAAGCTGAGTGAACACAACGAAAAAAGAACTTGAGAGCGCATTAAAAAGGTTAGTAGAGTCTGCATCTAACTACGTTCAAGACGATATATGGTACGTTGCTTTAATGCTTGATATACAAAATGCTGCCTTTGTATTAGGTGATGACGCAACCCATGATTGGGTAGAAGAATGTTTAGAAGGGATTACAGAGTGAACTTAATAACGATTGACTTTGAGACTTACTACGATAAGTCTACATATAGTTTATCGAAATCGACCACAGAAGAATATGTGCGTGACCCCCGTTTTGAGGTAATCGGAGTAGCTGTTAAGGTTAACAACGAAGAAACCGAGTGGGCTAGTGGTACACACGAACAGATTAAGAAGTGGTTACAAGGATTTGATTGGGCTAACTCAGGTGCGCTTGCACACAACATGATGTTTGATGGCTTTATCCTTTCCGAAAGATTTGGCATTGAACCAAAGATATACCTTGATACTTTATGTATGGGTCGTGGGCTACATGGTGTGGAAGTTGGTGGCAGCCTAGCTGCATTAACTACAAGATACAACTTAGGTGTTAAGGGTGATGAGGTTATCGCAGCATCCGGGAAAACTCGGATCGACTTTACAGATGAAGAACTTAATAGATACGGTGATTACTGTGTCAATGATGTGGAATTAACCTACAAACTATTTCATACAATCATGGCAAAGGGGTTCCCCAAAAAGGAACTAAAGATCATCGACCTAACCCTTCGGATGTTTACCTTGCCGAAACTAGATTTAAACCTAACTATGTTAGAGCAACATCTACGAAACATTCAGGATAAGAAAGCCCTACTATTATTAGAGGCTGACGTTGAGAAGACCGAGTTGGCTTCTAACCCGAAGTTTGCCGCCCTCTTAGAAAAGATGGGTGTGCCTGTGCCAATAAAGATTAGCCCTGCAACAGGAAAGGAAACATTTGCCCTTGCTAAAAATGATGAAGAGTTTAAGGCTTTGGCTGAACACCCTGATCTTAGAGTTCAGGCACTCGTTGCCGCTAGACTGGGGACTAAGTCAACCCTTGAGGAAACCCGAACAGAAAGATTTATCGGAATCTCAAAAAGAGGATTGATGCCAGTCCCCCTAAAATACTATGCGGCACATACGGGAAGGTGGGGTGGTAGTGATTCCCTAAACTTGCAGAACCTTCCAGCACGGGGTGATAACGGTGGGAAGTTAAAGAAAGCAATTGAAGCTCCTGAAGGCTATGTAATTATTGATTCAGACTCATCACAGATTGAAGCACGGGTACTTGCTTGGTTAGCAGGACAGAACGATTTGGTGGAGGCATTTAAGAATGGCGAAGACGTTTACAAGATCATGGCTTCGGCTATATATGAAAAGAGCGCAGATAAAATCACGAAGGAGGAACGCTTCGTCGGGAAGACGACCATCCTTGGCGCTGGCTACGGGATGGGGGCAAAGAAATTCGGGGCACAACTTAAGACGTTCGGTACGAGTGTTACTGAAGAGGAAGCCCGTCATATCATCGAGGTATACCGACAAACATATCCTAGCATTGTTAGCTTGTGGCGAGAAGCGCAGACGGCCCTAGAAGCATTAACTAAAGGCATGACAACATCTTTGGGTAAAGAAGGTGTACTAAGTCTGGTCCCAGAAGAACGTGGAATTCGATTGCCAAGTGGCTTGTTGCTTCGTTACGACGGATTGATAGCACTACGGGGTGAGAAAGGTATGCAATACAATTACAGGACTCGCTTCGGATGGAACAATATCTATGGCGGTAAGGTTATTGAGAACGTCTGCCAAGCCCTTGCTAGATGTATCATTGGCGAACAGATGATTAAGATTGCTAAGAAGTATGATGTCGTATTGACGGTTCATGATGCGGTTGCATGTCTTGCACGTGAGGAAGAAGCTGAAGAAGCCCAAGCCTACGTAGAGGAGTGCATGAAGTGGACACCTGAGTGGGCAGATGGTTTGCCTGTTAGTTGTGAGAGTGGGTACGGGAGGAGTTATGGAGATTGCTGAGGAATACAGATTAAAAGTATCAGTTAGAAATAACTTAATATTAAAAGCTATGGAAGCCCAAGGGTATACAAACATACATAAGTTCTCTAAAGCATGTGATGTTTCTATTACAGGGTTATATGATTTAATTAATTTAAAGGCTGCCCCTATAACTGAAGACGGGGAGTTTAGTAAAGTAGCAAAACAGTTAATGGAAGCCCTTGGTGCTTGCCCAGTAGAACTTTGGACTGAGGAACAACTAACTTTAAAACTAAGAACGAACAGTGTAGAAAGACATCTTAGTAAAGAGGCGTTACAAGAAGCCTTACAGTCTAATGCTAGAAGTTTAGTTGGCTTACCTTATGATGAGGTAGTTGACAAAGAAGAAGTTACATTAGTTAGGGACACGCTAGATAGCTTAACACCTAGAGAAGCGCAAGTATTAAGCATGCGTTTTGGAATAGGTAATGAAGATGAAGGTTCTTTAGAGGAAGTAGGTAAAAAGTTGGGGGTATCACGTGAGCGTGTTCGGCAGATGGAAGCTAAAGCATTACGTAAGATGCGCCACCCTTCAAGATCAGATAAATTAAGAGAACTTTTAGATGAGGAATAGTATGAATTTAGAACCTGTGGGCGCAGTTGTTTTTGATTACGCAGATTTATTATTACGTGCTAGGACTAACCTACGTGGTTTTGAGAACGCTATGAATAGTCGTCACTTTGGTGAGGCACACGAATATATGATGAACGCTTTTGTAGATGTACGATTATTAACCCATATATCAGGAGAATCTTGTGACAATAAGCAGGAGTGACTTATTAAAAGAACTAATGCCAGGACTTAAAGCATTGTTTGATATTGAATACGATAAATATAAGGATGATCCTCGTATGCCTGTCTTTGCTGAGAAACCAAGCTATGAGATTGAGGTAGATTTTGACTAAGATTCCAGCGTGGTCATACTCAAGCATTAAGTTGTTTGACCAATGTCCTAAGAAGTATTACCACCTACGGGTGGTTAGGGATGTTAAAGACCCACCCACGGATGCCATTATGTACGGCAAGTCTTTCCATGAAGCGGCGGAATTATATATCAAAGAAGGCAAGCCCATACCCCCACAATTTAGTTTTGCTAAGAACGCTTTGGATAATCTAAAACAGTTGGAAGGCGAGAAGTTGTGCGAGTATGAGATGGGTTTAACGGCTAGTTTAGAGCCTTGTGGGTTCAAAGACCCTAATGTGTGGTGGAGAGGGGTAGCTGACCTTGTTATCCTCAATGGCAAGGAAGCACGTTGCCTAGACTACAAGACGGGAAAGTCAGCTAAGTATGCGGATACTGACCAGCTAGAGCTTATGGCACTTGCTATGTTTAAGCACTTTCCTGAAGTAGAAAGGGTCAAAGGAGCACTGTTTTTCGTGGTCAGCAAGAACTTCATAAAGGACTCGTATGATGGGGAGAATCAGGATAAAATGTGGGCTAAGTGGTTGGCAGAATTCAACAGGCTTAAGTTCGCTTACGAGAATGACGTTTGGAATCCTCGCCCAAGTGGGTTGTGTAAGAAATACTGCCCCGTTTTAGAGTGTCCTCACAACGGAAGAAATTAAAATGCCTTATGTAAATAAACCTAGACCATACAAAAAAGAGTACGAACAGCAAAAAGCTAGAGGTGAACTTGAACGTCGCATGGAGCGCCAACGCTTAAGACGTGCATACGATAAAGCTCATGCTGATAGTCCGGTAGACAAAGATAAGACTGCCGAAAGTAGAGAAGGTAAAGACTTAGCCCATAGAAAAGCCTTAGATAAAGGTGGGTCTAATAAAGACGGATACTCGGTTCAAAGTGTTTCAAAGAACCGATCCTTTAAACGAGATTCAAAAAGTAACCTAGTATCAGAAGTAAGTAAAAAAGAAAAAAAGAAAAAATAAAAATAGGTAACGGGAGAATAAGTTGGAAATTGTAGATAACAAGGTACTTGTTTTAAATCTACGTGACCCAAACAAGGTTACGTCAGTAATACCAAAAAGCCGAGATTTAGGCGGGAATCGTGTCGCTGTTAATTGGGGCTTGGATGAAGCGCAAGTGCTAAAGAACTTACAAATTAAAAACATCCCATCACCAATTATGGGACAATACAACTGGCCTGGATTACACAAACCGTTTGATCATCAAAAAGTTACTTCATCATTCTTGACTTTGCACCGCCGAGCTTTCTGTCTTAACGAACAAGGCACAGGCAAGACGGGATCAGTTATTTGGGCAGCAGATTACCTAATGAAGCTAGGGCGAATTAAACGTGTGCTTGTTATATGCCCTCTTTCTATTATGGATTCGGCATGGAGAGCAGACCTATTTAAGTTTGCCATGCACCGCCACGTAGATATAGCCTATGGTAACAAGTTTAAACGCTCAAGAATTATTAGGTCGGAAGCAGAGTTTGTTATCATTAATTATGATGGTGTGGAGATTGTGCAGGAAGAAATAGCAAATGGTGGGTTTGATCTAATTGTTATTGACGAAGCTAACGCATATAAGAATCCTACCACTACTCGCTGGAAGACATTAAACAAGATTCTTAAGCCTGACACATGGCTATGGATGCTAACAGGGACACCAGCCGCACAGTCCCCAGTAGACGCTTACGGGTTGGCAAAGCTAGTAAACCCTCAAGGAGTACCAAGGTTTTATTCAGCGTTTAAAGATATGGTGATGTATAAGGTATCGCAGTTTCGTTGGATAAACAAGCCTGATGCAGATAAGACGGTACACCAAGCACTCCAGCCAGCCATACGCTTTACTAAAGAAGAATGTTTGGACTTACCTGATATGACATACGTATCCCGTGAAGTCGAATTGACCCCAATGCAGAAGAAGTACTACGAGTTGTTACGTAAACAGTTGGTAGTATCGGCAGTTGGGGAGCAGATTACGGCGGTAAACGCTGCAGTTGGATTAAACAAACTCCTACAAATATCTTGTGGTGCTGTTTATTCTGATAGCGGGGAGACATTAGAGTTTGATATTAAGAACCGATATAAAGTGTTACGTGAGGTAGTTGATGAAACAAAACAAAAGGTTTTAATCTTTGTGCCGTTCAAACATACCATCGGTATCTTGTCGGATAAACTAAAGTGTGACGGATTTACAACAGAAATTATCAATGGTGATGTAAGTGTTAATAACCGCACAGATATATTTAAACGCTTTCAAGAAACACCTAATCCACGTATTTTAATTATTCAACCACAGGCGGCGGCACATGGTGTAACGCTTACAGCGGCTGATACGGTGGTGTGGTGGGGTCCGACATCATCATTAGAAACATATGCGCAAGCTAACGCTCGTGTACATCGTGCAGGACAAAGACACCCAGTTACAATCGTAAGGTTGCAAGGAAGCAACGTTGAAAAGCATTTATACAAAATGCTTGATAATAAAATAGAAGATCATGTAAAATTAGTTGAGCTTTACAAGAATTTACTTGATTAAGCTAGTTTAGAGTAGTATAGTATTAACACTGATAGTGAGAAAACAAAAGTGCCGCTATCATTACAAACAGGAGAATATAATGTCAGACAACGAAGTTGTAGGGGACAGTGTCCCTTTAGAAAAGCTAACCCGTATATACGTTAAGATGCGGGATAAAAAAGCCGAGCTTGCACATGAGCTTGAGCAGAAGATCGGTAAGTTAGAAACCGACATGAGTACTATAAAATCAGCGATCATTCATCAAATGGAAGACCTTGGTGTTGAGAGCATACGAACCGAAGCTGGTGTTGTATACCGTACCGTAAGAACTAAGTACGCAACATCCGATTGGGAATCCATGAACAAGTTTATTCTTGAACATGGTGTGCCTGAACTATTGGTGAAGTCTATTAACCAATCCAATATGAAGGCATTTTTAGAAGAGAACCCTGATCTATTACCCCCAGGACTTAACGCAAACATGGAATATTCAGTAACAGTAAGGAGAAGCAAATAATGGAAGAATCATACGTTGCAATAGAAGATGTGGCAAAGCACTTTGCTGTATCAGTATCAACTGTACGTGCATGGCTCCGACAAAATCTTATTCCTTCATTAAAGGTTGGCGGTGTATATCGTTTCAAACTAAATGAAGTAGATGAGGCTTTAAGGAAACTAAGCGGCGGCACATTAGTACAAGAAGAAAAGGATGGTAGTTTGACAGTTACTGCCGATTCCAATGCAGCACAACTGTCATTTAATTTTAACCCCGACGATGACATTTAGGAGAATTAAGTGAAAAAAATCGTTTTAGCCATTTGGCTTTGTATGGTAGCAACACTAGCTTACGCTAACTGTACTACTTCAACTGTTACCTATAATGGTAAATTTACAACATGTACTACATGCTGTTATAACGGTAACTGCAACACAACTTGTTTCTAATTAAGGAGAATAATAATGAGCGAAATGACTCTATTTAAAGGTGGTTTACCTGCATACCTAAAAGGTACTGATGATGCAACTAATGCCCTAGCTGGTACAAGCGACGGTGGTGGTTTAGGTGCACGTCGTATATCAATTAAAGGCGGTGTATTCCGTGAATTTATTGGTGGTAAAGAATACCGAGTATCTGAAGAACGTTCTATGAACGTGGTAATTGTAAAAGCTGCTTCAAAAGTTTCCCGTATTTACTACTCAGGTAGTTATGTAGAAGGTGAAACTGTGTCCCCAACTTGCTGGTCTTCCGACAGCCAACGCCCTGATGAAAAGGTTAAGACTCCGCAGTCAGCCACCTGCTTAACTTGCCCAAAAAACATCAAAGGTTCAGGTCAAGGAGAGAGCCGTGCTTGCCGCTACCAACAACGTCTAGCCGTCGTACTGGACAGCGAGGTAGATAAAGAAGAAGTTTATCAATTAGTACTGCCACCTACATCCGTGTTTGGTGATGGTGAAAAAGGTAAGCTCCCTTTACAAGCATATGCTCGTCATTTGAAGAATCACGGTACACCCATTACTGGTGTTGTTACTGAGATGCGATTTGACACAGCAAGCCCTACTCCTAAGTTAGTGTTCAAACCGTTGCGCCCTGTTACAGAAGAAGAGTATGCAGTTATTCAAAAACTCAAAGACTCTCCTGAAGCATTATCTGCAATAGCATTAACGGTTGCACAAACTGATGGTGTTAAGGATAAGCCAAGTTTGAAGGCAGCACTACTTGCACCAGTAGAAGCAGAGGCTGTTGAAGAGCCTAAAAAAGCAGCACCCAAGAAAGCCGTAGTTGGCAACGAACCTAAGTTAGAAGACTTAGTTGGTGAATGGGATGATGCTTAAATAACTGTTTTACGGGGGGAAAGCGCAAGTCGGCTCGGCGACTTTAAACAGCCTGTATGAATCGTAAGATTCTCCTTCACATGAGGCGCAAGTACCCCCACCCTAAAAGGTGGCTATGAACAATTTAGAATTTTTACAGAAAGTCCTTGGCGACGAAGGATACTACTGCATTGTGGGGCTTAAGAATGATACAAGTAAGCCTCCCATACAAAAGTTCTTCCAAAAGCTGGAAGACGCAGTAAAAGTTGCAGATAACTTAAAAGACGAAGGATATGAAGCATACTATGCTCTAGCTACGTTTGAAGATGGAAAGTCAAGGAAGACCGCTAATGTTAAGCAGTTACGTTCTTTATTTATTGATTTAGATTGTGGTCAGGGTAAACCCTACGAAACACAACAAGAAGCACTCGTAGCATTAAAAAAATTCTGTTCAGAAACAGGTATGCCAAAACCAACGCTTGTCAATTCAGGCGGGGGTATACATGCTTACTGGATACTAACCGAAGCTGTTTCACGTGAAACATGGTTACCTATGGCAGAGAAACTAAAGAAGCTCTGTGACCAACATGACCTTGAAGCCGATCCCGTTGTAACGGCAGACTCGGTGCGTATTCTACGTGTCCCAGGAACTTTTAATTATAAGAACGACACGCCTAGAGAAGTTAAAGTACTAGGTCTTATACAAGAGCCGATTGAATTAAGCACCGTAGAAGATGTTATGGGTGAGGTGGTTTTACAAAGACCTTCTTACATACCCCGTGGCGAACTCGACGATGTAACTAAAGCGATCCTTGGTAACTATACCAATCGTTTTAAGACGATCATGCTAAAAACTAGCAAGGGTGAAGGCTGCCCACAGTTAGCATGGGTTTATCAGAATCAAGAAACAATGGGTGAACCACCTTGGAGAGCAGGGCTTTCTATTGCCAAGTTTTGTATTGATGCCGATTTAGCTATTAAGAAGATTTCAGAAAAGCATCCTGAGTATAGCCCTGAGTTTGCAGATCGTAAGGTACGTGGCATCAAGGGTGGTCCTTACACCTGTGCTAAGTTTGAGGAATACAACCCCGGCGGTTGTGATGGGTGCACCCATAAAGGTGTTATCAAGTCACCGATTGTCTTGGGGCGGGAAGTTCAAGAGGCTACTGATGAAGATAACATCGTAGAAGATAGTCCGTTTAATATTAATCAGGGGCATACCCAAACCTACATTATTCCTAAATACCCAGACCCATACTTTCGTGGTAAGAACGGGGGCATCTTTAAACGGGTAGTTAAACAGGATGATGAGATAGAAGTGCAGATTTACCACAATGATGTGTACGTAACACGTCGTTTGCTAGATTCAGATGTGGGTGAGGCTGTAGTCGTTCGATTACACCTACCTAAAGACGGAGTAAGAGAATTCACAATCCCACTTTCTGCCGTTACTTCCAAAGACGAACTACGTAAGTACATGTCGTCTAACGGGGTAGCCGTAGTTAAGATGGATGAGATCATGTCGTACATAACACAATGGGTTAACCACATGCAACATAACACAGCAGCAGATACAGCACGGAGACAATTTGGCTGGACTGACGATAAATGCGAAGCCTTTGTTCTAGGGGATAAAGAAATCCGTGCAGATCGGGTAGACCATAACCCACCATCTTCATCTACGGCACAGTTATTTAGTGCCTTTGTACCCAAGGGTTCTATAGACAGGTGGAAAGAAGCTATGGAGTTCTACAACCGCCCCGGAATGGAACTACATCAATTCGTTATCGGTCTATCGTTTGGCTCTATCTTTACCAAGTTCACATCGGTTAACGGTGCATTACTGCACGTCTTTAGCCCTGACTCTGGAATCGGCAAGACGACTGCCCTATATGCTGGTGCAAGTATTTGGGGTGACCCTAACAAGCTAGTCCTTAAAGAGTCTGACACAACCAACTCTAAAATGAACCGTGCCGAGCTATATAACAACTTGTGGTTACCGATGGATGAGGTTACTAACTCTACTGCCAAGGACTTAAGCGACTTCGTATACCAATACACTTCGGGTTCACAACGGAATCGGCTAAGTGGTAGCGCCAACGTAGAAAGAACTCGTGGAGAACCTTGGAAACAAAGCGGAGTAAGTACAGGCAATACCAGCATTATGGAGAAGATCAGTAGTTACAAAGCCCTACCAAAGGGCGAAGCTATGCGTATCCTTGAAGTACGTGCTAAGCCGATTTTAGATTTGATTAAGTCTAATACAGATGATCTTAGTGAGAACATCTTAAATAACTACGGTCATGCAGCTATTCCCTATCTTCAGTACATTATGAACGACATACAGGGTACAAAAGACAGCTACAAGGCTACCCAGTTAAAGCTAGATAAAGCATGTGGATTTAGCCCTGCGGATCGTTTCCACTCTGTAATCGTCACAAACGGCATTATGGGCTTGATGATGGCTAAACGTGCAGGTTTGCTTAACTTCGAGCTTGCGCCTGTTGTAGCATGGGTTAAAGAGGTTGTAAGCGGTATCCAAGAACAAGTATTATCTATGGATGTTGATGCCGAAACTAGTTTAACTAACTACCTTGCTGAAAATTATAACAATGTCTTACGTATCAGAAGCACCGAGGATGTACGTACTTCTACTAATAAGAACGATCTAGACCACCTAGTTATCCCTGATGCTACCCCTCGTATATCGTTAATTGCACGATATGAGTATGACGTTAGGTTAATGTATCTGTACCCAAAACCATTAAAAGAATGGTGTACCAAGCAACAGATTAACTACCAAGGGTTTGTTGATTCATTAAAACGTGGGCGCACTAAAGCCAAGATAGCTAAGAAACGTATGGGTAAAGGCACTCATATGAATCTGCCTTCGGTAGACGTGCTATTAATTAACTGTGAGGGGTTCTTAGATGAAACCAAAGAAGAACAAATTGCCGCCGCAGCCGAACACAAAGCCGCACTTGAAGGTGATGCGGGACGGGCAGATATGTCCTGATGGTGTTGTTATTAATGTGAACTGGGATGATTTTGTTGTAGGATCGTCAATTTTTATCCCAGCCATTAACCTAGCAACATTAAATAAACAAGTGCAAACTTTAGCAAATGATAGGAATTTTAAGCTACAAGCAGCCGAAAGAATTGAAGCTGGGAAATTAGGTATGCGGTTTTGGAGAATTGTGTAATACAATTAACCCGCAACGCTTATTCTCCTGTTGCATTTGTTCTCCAAGAACAGCCCCTTAGCCCCCACCTAGCGTGGGGGTTTTTTTATTTATCGTACTCAGATGCGTTCTGCATCATTTCTTTATATAACTTCTCGCTAAACTGCACACCCTTAACAGTACGCTTTGTAGCGGCTTTAAACGCTGCCTCAGAACGTGTAAACGTATCTTGGCTAATGTCTAGTGCTGGATACTTCTTATTCAACTCTAAGAGTTCCTGCTTATGTTCTGTAGCTTCCTCAAAGTCACCCATACGTTTAGAGATGTTGTACTGTTGTAGCAGTTTCGACTTCTTCTGCAGTATGCTCTTCTCAACACCCTTAACTTGGGCGTTAATTTCAAGCTGTCGAACGTAGTCTGCTGGTGCAAAGCCAAGCGCTTGTGCGCCGATACTGAACGCATTAAGATCTTCTGCAATTGGATCACCACGAAGGTTTTTGGCCCCTTCTGTTCCATATCTATAAGACTTCATGACGTTACTGATTGAAGATGGTAATACGTTTTCTACCCCACGCTGCATGTTACCTTCGTTCATCATATCTAAACCACGCTTAATACGTGAGCCTACACCGTATACTGGACCGCCGAGTGTTTCTAACAAACCTTGTTCAAATGTATGAGAGCTAGCAGATGGGTTGCTTCTAAATATTAAATCGCTCAAGCTAAAGCGAGATGCAACTTCAGCGCCTGTAACATAGTTCAACATACCCTTATAGGCAAACTCACCTACATACTTACGGGTTGCGGTTTCCATATCATCTTCGTCATCATCTGCAAACAAGTTGTATACCATAGCGGCAACACCAAACATCGGTATACCTTGCAGACCTGAGAACAATGCAGCAGTGCCGTAAACACCAGCAATTTGACGCATAGCAGCACGACGTACTTCTGGAGTTTCGCCTTTAAGAGCATCACGGGTTACTTTAAATAACATGTAGTACATGGAAACACCGTAGCGTTTAAACATGAACAGCACTTTACCTATATTGTTTTTAGCAATCAACGGTGCGCCGGCAGCAGAAACACCACCGTTGGTTAACTCGGTTACATGCATGGCGTAATTAGCCGCTTGTTTTTCAGCTTGTTCTTGAGTAAGCTCGCCCTTTTTAATTTTATCAGCTAGCTTTTTCATTTGTAAATCAAATCCAGCCACCAAAGATACATGACGGTTCATACGCTCACCATGATGGAAAGCAAAACCAGAAGTAGCGTTTAATGTACTTGCCCAATTCTTACGCCCATCTACTTCTAATACATCGTAGAACTGTGAACGATTAAGTTGCCCATTATCGGCCCAAACTTTAATAGCTGTAGCATACTTCTTACCTGCGGCAGTATCGGCACCGTAGTTATCAATAGCTGGCATTGCCTTCATCTTGACCTTTTCACCACTGCCAATCATTTCGACTGTGCGAGCATCCTTACCATAACCGCTATTTAAGTACACACTATAAGCATTGTTGATAGCGCTCATAGTTTCACCCCAGCCATGCTCACCAGCAAGATACGGGGCTACAACCATAGGTACTTGTGCCAAGTTAACCGCAGCAGACGAGATGTTAAAGCCAAGCAGGTAGTTAAACCCGATTGTATTTAACATGCTAGAAATCTTGCTAACTTTTGGATTAATGATGAAATTAGCATGCTTCTCAAACATCATAATGTAGTCATTAAGCAGCTTGTTATCTTTGGCAGGGAGGAAGTTACCTTGTTCATCTTTGTCACTAAGACCTCTACTTGCGGCTTTAGCGTACTCTCTCATGTCATCTAATAACTTATTAAGTTTAGCTGAGTACCTCATCCTACCAAGTTGTTGAGACGTGTTGTACATACGGTCACGGAGGGCCTCAATAGCGTCACGTCTAAAACCAAGGGTTTCTTTACGCTTTTGGAATGACTGCGCAAAAGAAGTTTCAGGTAAGGTGCTAAGATACAAGTTCATTACTTCTTCAGCATTATCGTTGTATGCTTTAAGTTCTTTTTCGTATTTAACTTTTTCTATCGGCGTAGGATTATTAGGTTCTTTTGGTCGGTTAACTTCCAGAACATTAAGAACCTTATTTACAAACGAACCCGATGGTGCACTACGGTATTTGTAGTCAGAAAGCTGTGAGAACTCTTGGATCTGTTCAGCACCTTCTTCTCTTAGTAATTCGATCTGTCTTCTACGTTCTCGTTCAGTTTCATATGCTTCAACGTAGGGTTCTAGAGTAGTTTCACCATCTCTTGTAGTTGACAAGTTGTACGATAACCAGTATTTACCTTTACGAGTTAACGCAAAGTATGGGTCAATCTGACCACGTTTAGATAACTTTTCTAAAATGTCTGCTTTGATTTTAGCTTTGGCTTCAGGATCAGCAACAAACGTATTAATACGATCTTCAATAGAGTCAAGAATTTCTTGGTACATAGCCCCATATGCATCACGCATATTTTCATAAAGCTGTTTAGCTTTAGGGGTAAGTTTGTTGTAATCTCTTACAACTTGGTCGTAATCTGCTTGGGAGGTCTCTTCTTTTTTAGCTTTAGTTGGATCAATTCTAAGAGTAGTACTGTCATAAACCACCTTGTTAAATAAAACAATTTGGGATTGAAGGGCATTTTTAGCCCACTCTTCTGCTTTACGAATCAAAGGTTCAATAGATTTATTTAAACGATCTACATAACCTGAGTGCTCATCGTTAATAGTATTAAACTGTGGAGCCATATTTAATCCTGCACGTTTAGCTTCTTCCGTCAACGCCTTAACAGGTAATACCGAAAGGGCAGCTTTGCGAGCATTACCGACAATACCGTTCTTCAAGAACTCATGCAGAGCATCAGCACGGGCTGGACTTAATACACCAGCATCCTCAATCGTATCTACAAAGCTATCAAATATAGAGCGAGCATCACTTCCATTTACTCCGGGTGCGGCAGGATTGTTGCGAAATGTCGGGTTACGGTATACCAAACCACGTGATTGGAGTAACGCATTACTTCCTGGTTTAGCCCCAGTACCTGATATAACGTAGTTACGAGCATCGGCTAAGAGCTGTGCCACATCATTGTCGCTTACATATGGCAGACCAAGACGCTTTAAAAAGTTACGGATCATGTTGTACAGCTTAGCCATGCCCTTTAGTTCTTTAACTTCAGGACCACCTGTTTCCTGCATATCGGCTAGTACTTCTTCAGTAGCCAAGTCTTTACCAAGGTCAGGGTTATCCTTTAGCTTAGCATCTGCCAGTTCACGTATTACTCTGTTTCCGGCATATATCTCACCCATAATCTTTGAGTAGCTACTGCCGAGAATAGACTGCAGTCCATAGTGTCCTGTTGCTTCATGGGCTATAGATTTAACTACGTCAGCAAGGTCGATTGCGTTGTCTGCAATAAGGATTACTGTTTTGGTTTTAGCGTCATAGAAAGCTGGTGCGTATTCTGCTTTAGCATCACGCATTGCTTTTTCAATAACAGGTCCTAGATCACTAACAGACTGCACGACACGAATTTCAGGTGCTCTAGTCCAGTTGGCTACGATTCGACCAACAAGTTTTTTAACTTCAGCCATAGGCAAGCCACCGACTTTACCAGCACGGATACGGAACTTGCTATCTGAAAGTTCAATTCTTAAGTTGCTAATCTCATCACGGAGATAGGCTTTTTCGTCTGGGTCAGTCTCTCTATGTAGACGGTCATTTAGTTCGGTTAAGCGTTCTCTTATAACCTTTACTGCTTCAGGATCTGGATTAATATCTTCTTCTGCAATGACTTCGGCAATGGGAGTTTGTACAGCAGGCTTAGTAGTCGTAGGCTTAACTTTGGGTTTAGTAGCTTTAGGCTCAACTTTTTCTTCCTTTAATGCACTACGCTTATTCTCTTTTCGTACTCCAGGTCCTCCAGCAGGCCCCTTAGTATCATCCACTCTTCCGGGTTTAGGTGCACTAGGTCCCTTGGCAGGTTTAGCGTCCCCCTGCTTTTTAGAAACCGAAACGCCTTTTCCACCTGTTTCACTGACAGATCTAGCTCGAACTCTTCCACTTTCTGCTCCTTTTAATACTGCTCCACGTGGACCAAACATTTCTTGCTGCGTAGCTAATGCGTTAAACGCTTGCATTGCCATAGATTCTATTGCTTGTTTTGTAGCTGGTGCTAAGTTAGGGTTACTACGTATACCAGCTATAGTTCTACCTATGGCTACCTGGTCTTGGGGGTTAGCCATGTCCTTGTTAAGAAGTTGGCGGTAAAATCCTGACTGTTTACTGAGGCCGGTACTGTCTAGCAACGGAGCATCTAAGACCGTGCTGTACTCTACTTCTGGCACTGCTGCTTCTACAGGGGCTTCTGCAATACGTGGTTGCCCAACACCTTGCAAAGCTAATTGCTGTGGCTCTCTAGGTTTAGGTGTTCCTGCTGGACCTTTCTCAGCCTTCTCTTTGATGCCAGTGATCTCTGGGGAAAGTTCATTTACAACTTCATTAGCTTGAGGTTGCTGCTCAGCCGCTAATAATGCAGCCTTTACATTGTCTGCTTTTTTAATTAATGCTTTTTCGGTGTCAGTTAGTTTAAGGCTAGCGTAACCAGCACGTTTTAAATTTTCTTGGAAAGCCGTTATTGTATCTTGGATAGTCGGGTTATCTAAAACAGGGTGTAACAAGTCAAGACGTGCGGCTTCACGGCGGTTTATATCACCTTGGCGTACACGCTCATCAGTTAAAGAAATCTCATCATCAAGAATCTGTTTAGCAGTTTGGACACGGGCAATCTTTTCTTGTTGCTGTACAGCCGCTTCTTCCATGTACAACTGATTCATTTCTTGATTTTGCTGATCTTGCTGCGCTACCTGCATCTGCTCCGCAGTCATACCACCTTGCAAATCTAAACCTTGCTGTTGCTGTGCAGGGGGTTCTGGAGGTACAGGTGCTGTTTGGGCAGCCATAGCTTCTTGAGCTTGACGAGCATCGTAAGGTGTAGCCTGACCAGCCTGTTCAAATATATCACCTTGTTGCTGTGGTATGGGGGCTGGTGGACCTTCTTGCGCTGCCGCTCGTTGTGCATCTGCTGCTATTTGCTGATCTTGTAAAGCTTTAGCTTCATTCTCTGCAATCTGCTGGTTACGTAAGTCACGCTCTGCACGTGCTTGTAGTGCTGCGCCGGGAGCGCCATAGGTAGTACCACCAACTACACCTTTAACTGCCGATGTGATGATGCGGTCAATGTTCTCAGGGGAGAAGTATTCTTGTTTATCACCAGCCATCTGCTCGCCAGCAATAGTAAGAACTTCTTGTAAGCCTTCTGTACCACCTTCACCAGCAGCAGTCTTAAGTAACTGCGCACCAAAAGCCTTTTTCCAAGTAGTTGGAACTACAGTTGATTTTTCAAGAAGCTGAGCAGCTAGTGCATTTTTACCTGCGGGTCCTAGCTGGCTAATGATTTTACTTGGTAAGTATGTATCTAATAAACCTACAACAGAACCAACAACTAAAGAAAGCCCAGGCTCAATACTACCTGTCTTCTCATAGATACTTTGAAATACATCAGGCACGTTAGTTGCCATTGATGAACCAATTAAGCCTGTTTGCGAACCAATCCGTGCGCCTTCAGCTATAGCTTTTTTCTGGATACCTGCGTCTAATGCACGTGCGCTTAATCTATCACCAACTTCTTTAGCAGCTTCCCCAGTAACCCCACGCTTTGCGGCGTACTCGGCAGCATTAGCCGCAAGGGTTTTCTCTAAACCTTTTTTGGCAAGGTACTTACCACCAACTGCACCAACACCAGCACCTGTAAGCAAGCTAGCAATATTTGGGCCGAGTTCACCAACGGTTTCTGCAGCAAAAGGAAGGATGTCCCCAAGACCTTGTACATCTTTGTAAGATTTATAGGCAACAGGACTTATAGCTTCTGCTTCAGCCATACGGTCAGAGTACTCTTTTAGCTGTTCACGGGCATAGTCTTGTTGACCAAAAATAGCGCCGCCTAATGCTGGGATAAGGTCTAGTGCTGTACCTTTTAAGCCCTCAATACCACGAGAGAAACCACCTTTAAGTAATTCCCCAGTAGGTAAATCTCTTGGATCATACTTAGGTTGCAACGATTCTCGCTGCATAGTTTGTGCCCTAGACATGATTTCGTCACGGGTCATGGTATCAGGGAATTGTACGTCCCCAACACCAGGTATAGTTACACGTGGCATACGTGATCCTTAATCTTCAGAACTTAAAAGTCCACTACCCTTAGTACTCAAAGTTCTATATTTATTAATTGTATTTACATAGTCCATATCTACTAACTTTTTATATTGTGCATAAGCATTTTGATAAGACTTAGTTTTTGGGTTTGCTTTTAATAAATACTGGCTAGCTTGTGGGTCTATAGCATCTAATTGCTTAAGTATAGCAACATTACCTGCGGGATTAATTAAAGCCTCTTTATGTGCTTCATCTAGTTTATAAAGTACGTTCTGATTAATTGGACCTAAACCACCACCTGTACCCGTAGCTTTAGGAATTGGGTTAAGTGTTCTGAAACCTTGTGCAAGATTCTTATAAGTATCCGATTTGTAGTGTGGTACTTTAACTTGTGCTTCAGATTCTTTAAGGCTAAGCTCACGAGCACCTCTACGCATCTCTGGAGTCTTAAGTTCAATACCAGCCAACTTCTCAGCTCGTTTTTCTTTAGAACCTTGAATACGTTGTAATTCTTGCTCGTAACTATTTAACGCTGTCTGACCCGCAGCATTAAGATTTGCCATAAGATACGGGGATTGTCCGCCACCAAGAGCTAAACTGCCTTTAAGCAATGCGCTAATGCCTGCCATCTTTTGTGCTTTTTCATAATCCTCACCAGCACCACCAATTAAACGCTTAGCTTCTGCAAGTGCTTTATCTTCAACAGAATAATCTGTAGCAGGTAAGGTGTAATCTAAACTCGGCATAGCAAGGTTAGCTGTAGGAGCAGCGGGAGCGCCTGAACTTGTGGCTGTTTTTGCGTTTGGATGGATAACAATATCACCAGCAGGTAATACTGGCGCTGTTCGAAGTGCTGGAGTACCACCATAATAACCACCAGGTTGTGCATCTGCATCTGTAATAGCTTGACGTGGTGTAGTAAAGTAACTACCTAACTCTTTTAGTTTTTTAATAATACCTATGTTTGGTATTGCATAGTCTCCAAAACGACTTAAATCTTCCCTAAAAGCCGATCTACCATCGCCGCCTTGGTAAAAACGTGGTACATCACCGCCTTGTTCAAAAGCAATAATGCCACCACCAGCAAATTGTTCTGGTAAATTAGATCTAGCTACGTCAATACCTTGAGGTGCGGCTTGTGCCATTTGTTGTGGCATCATTTGCGGTTGCATTTGTGGCTGAGCTTGAGCTTGTAATTGCGACAAGATAGAACCGGGTTGTTGTGCGCCAGCTTGTATAGCTTGTTGGTTTTGTAAGTTTTGTTTTTGTTTAGCAATAGTGTTAAGTGCTAATAAAGCAGATATGTCACCTAATACATTGTTTTGCTCACTAGTATTAATAGTATCTTCTGAATAATCAGTTGGATCATTAATTACGTCACGGTTAATAGAAGCAATACCGCCAGAAGCATAGCGTTTAACTTCACCACCTTTATTAAATGCACCAGCCATTTTACCCAAAGCGTAACTGCTAAACAACGTACCGCCAAGACCTAATATTTGTGATAAGTCATTAGGACCAGCTTGAGTTGATTGTGTATTTTGTTGAGTGATAGGTAAACCAGACATCATGCCTTGTAAGAACTGTGTCTGTTGATAAGGGAACTGCTGTTGTTGTAAACCAAACTGATTCTTAAGTGAGAGTGCAGCCAGACGAGCTTGGGCTTCTTGAGACGCAATATTACCCAATGTACCACCAGCTTGAGTAGCACCAGCGTAACCTTGTTGTGCGCCGCCAACACCTTGTAATCCTATTTGTTGCCCTTGCATAGCGGTACCAAGTCCTTGTAAACCTACTTGCTGCCCCTGCATACCAATTTGCTGTCCTTGTAAACCTAAGCTAGCACCAAATTGTTGAGCCTGTTGAGCCTTATCAAAAGCACTTTGTTGTCCAGTAGCTTCGATACCAGCCAAACGGTTTTGTAAACCACGGTTAGCTTCAGCTTGTTGTAATGTTAAACGGTTACCACCAAAAGCGCCAGCGCCAACGGACTGAGCCGCCATCTGAGGGGCTTGAATTTGATAGTCACGAATTGCTTGTTGCTTCTGATAGTCCACCACGTTTTGCATGTAAGGAGACATATACTGCGCAATGGCGTTTGGATCGGTAGCTTGTTGTCCATACAGGTCTCCAGAACGGGCAGCAACTTGACCCATTGCAGAACCCATATCTCCGTACTTAGTACCTTGTGCGCCGTATTGAGCGCCTTGTTGACCGTATTGCAATGCTATTGGGGCTGTACTTAAAGACCCTCTACCACCAGCGGTAGCAAGCTCTGTTGCTGTAGCAAAACCTCCAGGAAGTTTTAATCCCGCCGCATCTACATAAGATTGGTTTAATAACTCAGGAGTTTGCTGATTAGCAACTAGACTCTGCGCTCTATTTAAGTAGTTACTAACGTATGGTTCTGCGTATGAAGATAACCCTTGGTTTGTAGTCTGTTGTGATGTAGGGCTAGAAGCTAGTCCTTTTGGATCAAAAATACCCATAATTTATCCTTTTGGAAAAAATTTATTTGGATTGATTTGTTTGCCCTGCTTTGCATTACCAGTGCGGGCTTTACGAATCTGATCCATCATTTTATATAATTGCTTTGCGCCTGCATCCGTAGAACCATTACCTAAATGGCTAACAACATCAGCAGGAACTACAAACTCACCTTCAGCTAAACGGGCGGGTTGTTGACCCCCTATTGTAGCGGGAATATGGTCACTCATACCATCACCAGGGCCTTTTAACAGGTGCCCACCGTCTGAGTAAGAACCTAAATTAGTACCCCCACCTGCGGCTAATTCGGCTATACCACCTGCAGCCATACCTCTTCTTGGATTTATACCGTAGTTGTAAAGTAAAGGGTCAAAACCATAGTTCCCTTTAGAAGTCATATTCATAGACGCAAACGGGTTAGCAGAAGTAGGGTTATATGTAGGCATAGTATTGCCTTGCCCAGGATTAAATGGGATATAACTTGTAGTGCTTGAAGGACCCGCAGATGGCTGGCCACCTTGACCACCGCCACCAGACATCATGTCCATTGCCATTTTAGCGGCAAGTGCTTGTTTAGCAGTTATACCAGCTCCGCCAGCTCCACCAACTAACGCACCCGTTGTAGGCACAGTTAAACCTACAGGTACTCCAGTACCTAATGCTCCACCAGTAATTCCAAAAGTAGTACCTGCAGCGCCTGGAGCAGTCAAAGTACCTAAAGTAGAAGATGCGCCTGGAACTGCACTAATACCAAACCCACCACCCCCTGCAGTGCTACCAAGAGCCGCACCTGGGCCAATTAATCCAGCAGCTCCCAATCCCGTGCCAGCAGCACCGACGGCAATAGCTAATGGAATCGCTGTTTCCATAAAAGAATCGAATCCACCTGACTTATTCCGATCATTATAAATAGGAACATAGTTACCGCTTTGATCCGTTAACAATTTACCTGACTTGGTATCTACAAGATTTTCACCAACAAAGGTTTTATTAATATCAACTTTTTGACCATTAATATCTATAGTGTCATCTAACGGACCTGCCGCCAAATACTCCATGTTTCTATAGCCCTTACGTACTGCGTCTGGATGAGCCTTGTATTGTTCTTTATACCAAGATTGTCCGGGAATATAATCAACTGGACTACCATCAGCGTTTACAGTTAGTACACCGCCCTTATCATCTTGTAATAAATGTCTTTTTTGTCCACCTGCACCCGTTTCTGAATCTTGCCCAACAACCTTAGAACCAATATGAAAAAACCCTTTAGGCACCTCAAACGGCGATTCTTCTACTTGGCTACCAGTTTCGCCGTCAAAATGCGCAATACCGCCTTGATTAAAAGGGATAGAATATCTGGCGTTAACCCCGTAAGGACGTTGTCCGTTAGGCATAGCTTTCATAGCTCTGTAAGCGCTAATATCTAAATTACCAGGGCCTACCGGGGTGTTATATCCAACATCGTAAGCACCAGGCATTCCTCTAACTCCACGCTCTCCAGGAAGTGCTGCAGCTAAACCGGAAATACCAGCACGAGCCTCGCCGTCACCCATTTGTTTTTGAGCTTGTAATCTAAGCAATGCAGCTTGAATAGGGTTCATTGGGCGATCATCTAAACGTAAAGGCATATATCTTGGGTCATACTTAGGGTCACCCGCCATTGCCATAGCCCGTACTTTTAAATCTTTTTCACTTTCGGGAGTATTTTTACCACCTTGATTATTTTGCACTCCGTTTAAAAGACCCTCCATACGAGACCGGGACATTGCATTTCTAACAGGGTCATGGGCATATCCATAAGCCGGATCCATATATGCAGTATTAGGGTAACCAAAACTAGTCTGTACACTACTACCGTCTTCTCCGTTATAACGAGCAATACCACCATCTGCAAATCTAGATACAGGTTGTCCAGTTAACGGGTTTATCGCTGGGTCATAATCAGCCATAGCGGCTTGTGCGCCTAGTGGGACTTGTGTAGGGGTAGCGTAATAACTACGGTCGATCTGACTCCCGGGGTACATACCCTTGTTCATAAAGTCGTACTGTCCTAAATCGCCGATGCCGTTAGAAGCCATAGTAATCCCTGATAATCTGTGTGAATTTTAACATTTAAACCTTGACTTTCAAAACATTAGCGTTGGCTGTATCCATATATACATCTCCTACCCGTAGGTAGACCAAATCAGACTGTGTAGGTATGCTAACCACTCTAGCCCCTGTAACCACGTTAGCTTGACTAAAATTCAATGCTGCAATAATCCTAGGGTCACCGTTTACCACATTACGCTGGGTAGACATAGAGCTTGGCCCAGGATTGTCTAATTGATTAAAATATAGGCGTAAAGTAGCATTAAGTTGTTCTTGGTATTGCTGGCTGTATTCCGTAGGAGCCGCAGGTAAGTTAGGGTTTTTAGTGGTTCCAGTACTCATCTTCTACCATCCGGTCTAATATCAATACGTGGAGTACCCATCTGCCAAGACACGCCCAGCCCATCCGAGTAAATCCGCATCGCCATTTGACGACCACGAAGCCGGGTATAGACCTGTCCTGTAAACTCTTGAATTGTGTATACAGGAACTGTACTAAAGTTATCAGCACTTTGAACGGGGTTTATATCTGCCGTATTATAGTTTGTACCGCTGTTCTGGCGTGGACGCAACTGCATCGTTACCGTAGGCTGGTTTACGTTTGAGCCGTTAAAGTTAATATCAGGCAACATCCGCCATACATAACCAAAGTTATGCCCATCCCCAATATCAAAGTCCGAAGATTGAACATAGGAAACAATAGGTACTGTCGTTGCGGTAGAAGAGTCATCATTACCAAGTTCGTGGTAAATAATAGTTCCTGTTGGATTTCCAAGCTCATCAACACCGTTAATAAATGCGCCCATAGGATTTTGTCTAATACCAGAATCTAACCAAGAAGTGCGGTTTAAAGAACCGTAATACCATACACGGTCTAAGTAGTTATAGATTACATACTTATCAACCACAGTGCTATTTACGGAACAATAATACCACCAGATTTCATTAAATCCTTCGTTAGATCCACAAGTTACTTGCCATGATTGGTCTTTATTAATATCGGCAAAAACATACTGACGTAGTGCGCAAGGCAATGTTTCTACACGACCAGAGTACATATAGAACTTATCAGCACCCATCCAGTAACTAACACCATTCACCGTAATAATAGAGTTTGGACCCATAATTGAGATGTTATCCATCAATACAGTAAAGCCCCATACATACGGAGGTCCAAGATACTGCATAGAATAAATAGTAGAGTCAGTAAGAACTAAGATTTCTTGGCGGGTAAAAATAGACGTTACAATAAAAGAACCGTGTGATAGTCGGAACTCACCAGCCTGATTAGTAATCTCAGGTTCCCATTGGTAGGGGTTTTCTTGGTCAGACCAACGTACCAGCATAGGATCAAATGGTGTTAATGGGTCTGCAGGGTTGTAGGAGTTAGCCCCCATAGCAATAACAAAACGTTGAATATCAGAAGACACCACTTCATTAGTAGCGTTTGGAACCCATTGCCCGCTAGTAGCTACTGCTACGTTAGCCAAAGACGCTAAAGATTGACCCCTAAACTGCGTACCTAAAGCTGCATCCCAATAATATATCTGCCCACCACGAGGAGCAAAGACTAAATCCTCACCAAAGTTATCTGCAGACCATAAGCGAAGTTGTGAACCTACTGTTTGCGGTGCAGCATTACCCCAACCGTAAAAACTCCAAGGACCAGCACCCCAACCATTACCAAACGTAAATACATCCAGACCTACAGGAACTAGGTAGTCAACCGTAATGTTATTGCCCCCACCAGCATCTACTTTCGACGTAGTAAAGGTAATATTAGTAAGATTTGTATCTGCTGTAGTTAAAGCTGGAGCATACCAATAGCTTGTCCCATATTCAAATACTTGATGTTCTTGATTAATAACGTTTGCAGTTAACCCACCAACGGCTGTACAGTTGGACATAATTAAAAAGTCTCTAGTGTTAGAAACGTTATTAGCATCAAAGAATTGGAAGTATCCGCTTGCTATGTTAGCACCAGCAGTATGGGTTGCAGCAGTTGTATTATTAAATCCACGAACACAATCAACAGCTACGTTTGCCGTAATAGTATTATAGTAAATCTGCTCGCTATCAATCTTCATTACCCCAGCTTGAGGTGCAAAATAAGCGGCATTTGTTAGCGAGATTGTAGTTGTGTTAATTGTGACATTAGCTACTAAAGTTGTAAATCCTGTAGAGATAGTGTTGTTATAGGTTGTTCTACCAATAATAGGTGTAATGTCATAATAGAAACCACCAGACTCAACATAGAATTTAAGGTTTGTGCCAATACCAAGGTAGTTAAATCCAGCCAAAGTAGCCCAGTTCCAAATAGAACGAGCAACACCTAAGAATCTATTAGCACTTAGCCGAATCCAACCACCTAGCTTTTCTGGAAAGCCAGAACGAAACCGAATTTTATCGCCGTCAAAATACCCACCCTCATTGCTGTAATCGGTGCCTTCTCGGTTTAAACCAGGTCGTAATTGTATTTTTTGTAATGGCATTTGGGTTTACCCTAACATTCTTAATGATTCTACTTTTACTTCATTTACTCGGCGTTCCCAACCTTTACCAAAAGTAGGCCAAGTATTAAGAGACTTTAGGAATTGTAAACGAGCATTACAGAAGTCTTCTATAAGATTAGTTGGATCCGCCTGATTTACGGCAGCCATAGTAGCTGGGCCAATACCACCGTCAACAGTAACCCCAACACAACCCTGCAACAGTTTAACGGCACGCCCGACCCCGGAATTAACAGCGCAGTCAAAAACAGCGTAGTCAAGACCAGATACAAACTCATCAGCTCTGCAAGCATCCCAGTATTTCCTTTTATATAAAGGTGCTACATCATCAGGAGTTAAGGCTCTCATCTGCTTCTCATCTACAGGATGACCCACCCAGCTTTCCCATACTTTAGCAGTAACTCCCAAGTTAGTCATGCCACCCGGATCAGACGGGTGGTTTACAAACCCACCCTCGTGGACAAGCAGTTTTTTTAAACAAGCGTCAAAATTACTTAGCATTAAAAATGCCTATTTGTTCATTGAGCCATGCCTGTAAAGAAACCAGTTGCTGCGTAGTTATCGCACATTTTTCAATAAATTGAGGGTCGGTGGGGGTTCCATCAGTAGGGCTGGTGGTGTTGGAAATTGTGCCTGTTTGACTGCTACTGGAGAGGCGCACCCCACCATAAGTAGACTTAATAAGAGCAAGCTTGTTTTGATAGTCATTTTTTACCTTTTCATTTACTTGGAAAGCTTCTTTAGCTTTGTAGAGATTAATCATTTCCTGTTCTTTAGCTTGTGCTTCAGCTTTAGATACATAGGCATCATATTTTACAGATTGATACTTTCCGTAGCCTATGCCACCAACAGCCGCCAAAGATAGGGCTGCATAAATATAAAACTGAATTGGTATTGTTAGTCCGAACATTATTTTTTATCCAATGGCATCGTTGTTACAAAACGCAAAATAGCAACCACAATCCCAATACTGATAAGTACAACACCATATAGTCTTGGATCAATAAGTTTTTCAACATAGCTAAAGTTATCATAAACAACTCCTAAAATAACCAACGCAAGAGAGAACCACATGGTCTTTGAGTGCATAGCACCCACTGTCTTGCGCCTCATACTACCAAGTGATACCAATAACAGGCACCGAAGTAACTGCAACCGCTACATGTTGTTCAGGGCTAGATAAGTCTGCGCCGCAGTCATTGCATACCTTGTTAAAAAGTTCAGCTTCGTCTACATCCCGACTGCAATTAGGGCAATAGATTTCAACCTTAGTTGCTACTTCCGTAACGTCCGAAGAAAGTTCTTTAGCTTGTTGTTCAATAATCATGCTGTGTAGGTCCCAGAAACGGTGTATTTGAGAATAGTATTTGCTCCAGAAATAGTAATTGTTGGAGCGCCTGTAGTAGTTCCGCTATAGCTTGCAGTAGGTACGGAAACAACAATAACTCCTGAACCACCAGAAAAGTTACCGCCACCCGCACCGCCACCAGTATTTACACTACCATTATTACCTGCAGTACCACCACCGCCAATACCTCCAGCCGCCGCACTACTACCACCGCCACCGCCGCCACCGCCTGAGTAGTAAACATTTGAACCAGTAAGCGTGTTTAAAAAGCCAGCACCACCAGCACCTGCTACTGAGTCGCTAACTGAAGTTGCTCCAACTGCAGCGCCACCGCCACCGCCACCACTGCAAAATGTTTGACCACCACCACCAGCAAACCCTTGTCCTGATATGCCAGCACCGCCAGCACCTGCTAATGTAGGGTCAGCACCACCAGAACCGCCACCGCCGCCAGAACCACCAGCAGAACCGTTTGCTCCATAAGCTGAAGTACCAGTTTGACCACCAGCGCCGCCGCCAGTTGCTATATCAACGCCTGTAATAGAAGAATTAGTACCTGCGCCGCCAATACCGGTTCCACCACCGCCAATCACCATAGTGTAAGTAGCGCCGGGTGTTACTGAAAGGGAGCTAGCTTTAAATCCACCACCGCCACCACCACCACCAGCAGCATTAACAAAACCACCAGCACCGCCACCAGCTACAATTAAATAGTTAATGGTATACACGCCCTGTGGGAACGTTTGGAATCTAACCCATGTACCATTTGAATAGCCTTCATAAATTGCTAATTCGCTGTTGTAACGCAATATTCCATTTTGCCCTGTAGCGGAACGAGATGCTGTATTTCCAGTTGGTAAAAAGATTTGCCCAGTACTTGAGTTAGCAAAAAGGTTTGCGCCAAAAGTAGCCTGATTCAAAACAACTAAGTTTTTACCTACAGAAGCATTACCTGTAACAGTTAAGTCGCCATCAATATAGTTAAACTGTGTAGCACTAAAAATGTTTGTTCCGTCGCAGAAAATGACTTCACTTGCAGCATTAGCTATGGCAACACCGTTTCCACCAGAGGTTTTAAGAGTTACAGTAGCATTAGAAAAATTACGAACAATATAGACTTTTTCTACTGCTGGAACAATAACGTTACATGGGGCGGCTAATAACCCACCAAAAACTAATACAGCGTTACGAGCCTCATCTGGCAAACCATTAAAGTCAGTTAAAGTGTAGTTACCAACTAAAGTAATGGATTGAACCCCAGCAATGGCTTGTTCAAGTAACGTACCAAGGTTAGTATTAGTGGTCGTACCCCAAGTTCCGGCTTGTTCGCCGTTACCAATAAGTTCTAATCCGAGTGAGGTTGAATAGGTTGATGGCATTTGTTTTCCTTTATGCTGCTATAAGTTCCCAGTCTGTTACTGCATTATCTGGTATTTGACTCCAACCAGACGTTGAATTGTCGTTTATATTTGTCCAGCCGGGGTCCGGCACATCCGGAATCTGTCCCCAAACAAGTACTTGACCGATTATACCTTGTGCTTGAACGCCTGTTAAGTAGATATTTGCGTCGGCTTTAGGGTCTACTGTACCTATTTGTCCTACTGCTTGAACACCTGTTACAGTAACATTTGCAGTAGCCGTAACAACAACTGTACCGGTTTGACCTACCGCCGCTATTCCAATTAAGTAAACATTTGCGCCCCCAGTTGCGCTTGCAGTGCCTAGCTGGGTATTGCCTTGAACGCCCGTTATAAAGACATCCGCATTGGCTGCTACTGTTACGGTACCAACCTGACCAATACCCTGAACACCTGTTACAAAAACATTTGCTGTACCAATAACACTAGCAGTACCCGTCTGACCAACAGCTTGAACACCCGTTACAACAGCATTTGCGCCCGCAGTGGTGTCTACTGTGCCTAATTGTCCAACAGCTTGAACACCCGTTACATTAACTAACGCATCGCCAGTTACATTTGCAGTACCTAAATAGCCAACTGCCTGAACCCCAGTAACGGATACGGTTACTGAAACATCGCCTGCGCCAGTATCAGCAAAGGGGGCCGAAGCGAACGGGCTAAATCCAAACATAGGTTAGCTAGACCATTGTTCTGTTGGTTGTGTGGGCCATACTGGGTTAACTACAGGATTGACTGCATAGTTGCGAATTGTGCTTCTATAAGCAATAAACTCAGCTTGGTTTATTAGATATGGGTTTGATTTAGTTGGGTCACCTACGTCGGGAATAGAAGTCCAATCGGTTGTCGCAAGAATAGTTGTGGCTTGTTGTTTACATTGGGCAATTAATTCTTCAGGCGTTGGTGCAGGTTGTGGTGGTGCAATAAATTGACCATCAACATAAGTCCAACCCGGACTTGCTATATCTGATTGAACCGCAATGATTGGTGATTCAAAACCGGGTGGCGGGTTTGATGGTTGCTCATCATATTCAACAATATTAATAACATTAATGCCGTCAATGATTGCGTAGTTTTGTAACATATTTATATCCTAAAAATAAGCGGTAACAATAATAATTCCAGCAGCGCCAGCGCCACCAGTTGTGGTAGCTGTGCCTCCAGCACCACCAGCACCAACGGCGTAAGAATAAGTTGCGCTTGGTGAAGAAATAATTGCGTTTATATATCCACCCGCACCACCGCCCGAACCAGAATATCCACTACTAGTACCGCCAGCACCGCCGCCACCACCACCAGTATTTGCTGCTGCAGCCTGACCTGTACCATTTGCAGTACCTGTACCGCCACCGCCCCCAAATGGATTGTTTCCTGCAGTTCCACCCATAGAATAAAGACCAGTAATAAGATACATTCCAGCGCCACCTGTTGCCCCAGTTACTCCATAACCTATTGCTGGAGAAGCAACCGTGCCTGTACCACCTGCACCAGCACCATAATAGGCAGAACCTGTACCACCACCACCAGCAGTACAAGTTAAAAGGGAAGTTCCAAATGTAGTGCTTCCGCCAGCACTTCCATTCCCAGACGGACTAGTTGTGCTACCTCCACCGCCACCACCACCACCACCAGACATTTGCACCATTAAATACTTAGCGCCCGTTGGGGTTGTGTATGTACCAGAACCAGATGTGTATACGGTTACGTTTGGATTTGCATGAGATGTAATAGTAGTGCTATCAGAGAATGTAATGCCGCCTGAACCAAGCACCACAGTATTAGCTGTTGTTGCAGTTAAAAGCGTAACGCCGTTGCTTTGAAGTGCGAGGTTGCCAGTATTATCCGCAGTAGTACGGATTCCTGTTATTCCTGAGCTTACGCCATTATCGGCATTGATTGTATTAGGCATTATTATTCTCCGTCAGGTGGAAGCGGCGTGTTGCCTTCGGCTAACCATGCAAGGTAGGCTTGCCAATCTGTGTTGTCTGGGTCGTTAGGGATAAAAGCACCGTCAGGCAATCGTTTAATGTATAGATTTGTCACTTCGCCTGCTTGGTCTAACAGTTGTTGATAGTTGTATTCCATTTTATAATTCCGCAGACATATTTAAAGTGCCAACATAGACTAATTGTTGATAGGCGGTTCTTGAAACGGTTGCACCAGTTAAGTCAAACGAAACTGCATCAATACCTAATTTTGGAACTGCAGTTGCAGTAAAGGTTGTTGTTCCGCTACCAATAGCATCTCCAGTAAGACCAGATGTTGTAATGGTTGGCGCAGTTCTAAAAGGCACATAAGTTGGACAAATAACTCTGCCAGCAGTTGTATTATAAAATTGACCAAATATTCTATAGTTATCTGTTCCGTTGATAGTTTGATAATAACGCTGACACATAACTAACTGCGTACCATAATCAACATACTCAAATCCAGTAGCAGAACTACCTACTTCTAGTTGTACGCCTGTTACATAAAATGTTGCACCGTTTGTACCTACTACGGATGTTGCGCCTGTTGAAGAAAAATATTGTCCAGCAGTCCAAGCGCCAGCAGTATTGCTATAAGTTGTGCCAACACCAAGTCCAAATCTAACAGTTATTCCAGCACCATTAGTTGTAAGCCATGTTCCTGATGTATCACCAGCAACAGTTACGCTGATTGAAGTCCAAGTATTTGCCGTGGAAATTGTGTAGCTAAATGGGTAAGCCCTGTTTTGTGCCGAATTTTGAAATGCACCGCCAAAAGTTCCTGTTAATGAAGAATAAACCTGAAAAGACAATGTAACTGTTTTAGCATTGGCAGTTCCCCAACCAAGGTCTGCAACATTTAAACCCTCTATTAACTGATTAAACATAAAATAACCACCAGCAGGAACAGAATATGCAGATAATGAAGTTATTAACGATGAATTAATAAAACCAGCAGGTGTAATAGATGATTGTTGTACACTAAATTTAGATGCAGCACTTAATGAAACTTGCCATCTATCTAATGTATAAGTTCCATCTCCTGTAGGAGTAACACTAGCACCAGCATTACGCTGGTCAATACGCATATCACCGTTAATAATACGGTTCTTAAAGCGTGAAGCATTACCAGCGCCAATTGGGGTTGTGCCAATAGTAAGACCAGACGTAGTTAAAGACGTGCTTGTATCCCCACCCGGAGATGTGATTCCCGTTGTTCCGTTTAAGGTTATTGGCATTTCAAATCCTTAAGGTGTAGGTATTAAAACCCAAGACAATGTAGCTTCGTCCCAAGTATAAGATTTACCATCATCAGGATATGGTACTGGAGCTTCCCATAGATATGTAGATGTATTTAAAATCCAGCTTGGATAAGGTTGCGGTGCATAAAATACTCCTACAACGCCGTCAATTATGTAAGAATTATCATATGTATATCCAATACCAGCGTAGTTTGCACGAAGCGGAGTTCCCCCGTCTGGAGTACGTGGCGGTGCAGGAGGAGACGGTGCGTAATGCACATTTCCATAAGTGTTGTAGCTAGTCTGAACCCAAAATCCCGGCTGCGTATCCACAAACTCTTGGTCAGCGGCAATAACTTCTGAAACTAAGAATTTAGAGGCTTCTGCTGTTTGTTCGCATTTTGCAAAATATGACATGTTTTATTACTCCTTTTAAGCTGTATATGTACCACTATCTGTGTATTTTAATATAGTATTAGCGCCACTAGTAGTAATCGTAGGGCTGCCAGTAGTTTTTCCTGAATAACTTTTTGTTGGGACTGAGAGGATGATTACACCTTTACCGCCTGAACCGCCATAGTATATATTGCCATCACCAGAAGATCCACCGCCTCCGCCGCCGCCAAGGTTTACAGTTCCATTACCAGCAGGGGAAGTTTGTCCACCAGCACCACCACCACCAGCACCACCACCAGCAGCAATACCACCGGACACTCCATACGCTGAACCACCACCACCGCCAGCGTAAGTAATTGATGTTCCAGTTATTGAATTTGCTAATCCAGCACCGCCAGCACCCGCATAAATAGTAGAAGAAGTATTTCCACCTACAGCACCTGCTCCACCACCACCGCCGTTAGGGTATGGAGAAACACCAGCCGTGGCAGCAGCGTTACCGCCTTGGTTACCTTGACCGGCTGTTCCTGCAGCGTTGCCTGAGTTGAAAGACCCAGCACCACCACCAGATCCGCCTGCAATACCAGCTCCGTTATTGCCACCACCGCCACCGCCAACTGCTGTAGTTAAACCAGTAAATGTAGAATTTGAACCATTATTGCCGGGATTATTAGCACCGCCGTTTGTACCACCACCCCCAACAGTAGCTGTGTAAACAGTATTTGGAATAAGTGTTGTTGTTCCTGTCAACATACCACCTGCTCCACCACCAGCGCCACCAGCATTAAATCCACCAAGCGGGGTTCCACCACCAGCGCCACCGGCTACGAGTAGGTAAGTAACTATATATTTACCTTTACCGGATGTTAGCCCAAAGGCTTTAACAGAAGGTCCTCTGGCTCCAAGTAATGGCATATTATGCGAACTGTGTCTGAGAAGCTAATACCGTATAAGTTGCATTAGCTGTTTTTATTGCAGTAAAGGAATAAACATCAATACCCCTAGCGTTTCCAGAAGTTGGCGCAGAGTTACCTTGCCATTTTGGAGTTACTGCAACACCATCAATTTGGTACCCACTTACGTAATAGGCTGTATTTCCTTGGGTGTTCATAAATACTAAGCTAATAGATTGACCATTAGACATAGCATTGTTTAACGGAATTGTTGCGCTTCCACGCAGATTGATTGTGGTATTGGCTGTAGCATTGCTTGTATACAATAATATGTTTTGGGTAATAGCATCAAAGTTAACATTGGCTCCTGCCGCTGTTGCGGATACTGTTACTTTTTCTTCTATTGAACCGTTAAAAGCGCTAACTTGATTTTGATCTAGTGTTAATGCGGTTAAATTAGCGCCACTAGTTGTAAAGACTAGATTGCCAGTTGTATCGCCCGTATAAATCAGCGATGTAGTAGTCGTGTTTCCAGCTTGTATTACGCTCATTAGATAACCACCCAGCGTTGACCGCTTGCAATAGTAACTGAAACCCCGTTAGCCTGTGTTACTGGACCAACAGAAAAGCCATTCTGTCCAGCCGCTATTGTAGCATTTGAGGTAATGTTTACGTTATTAACAATAATTGAAGAGTTTCCCGCACTTAAAGAAGCGGTTGTTTGTACCGTAGCGTCTGGGAACTTAATTCCGCCCGAAGTGATATTGGCGTATCCAGTACCTTTAGGGGTTAGCTTAATATCAATGTTGGTATCAGTACCAGTAGATGATATTGTTGGGCCTACACCAGCACCGCCCGTAACTTGGATAGCGTTATTTGCTGATGCAGTAGAGCTAACAATTAATTGTGGTAAACCAGCATTGTTTCTAAATTGCTGCGTGTCATAATCTGTGTAAGAGGCTGTAAGAGAAGAACCTTGATGGAAAAAATAACTTCCAGCGTAATTAACATAAAAATTAGCGGATCTTCCGCCTGCATTTAAAACAAGAGCCGATTGAGTAGCCGAGTTTGTATTAGCGTTATAAATTCTTGCGGTTATAGTTGCGTTAGAAGCTGCTTGTACATCTAAAAGGTTTGCTGGAGCTGCAGTACCAATACCTACACGGTTATTACCAGCATCAACAAATAATGTGTTTGTATTAACAGCTAAGTTGCCAGCTTGATTAATTGTTAATTTAACATCTGAAGTAGTCCAATCAGCAGCACCTGTGCTTGTAGCATTGTAAAAAGACAAAACTCCTACACCATTAGGACTATTTCTAACAAGTCCAATTGCTGCTTTTGCATAAGTAGAATCTGAAGAAAATTCAACACCAGCTATACCAATATTTGCATTATTATTAGTAATTCTTTGTCCAGCAAATCCTGTGCTATTAACTGCTGTTACATTTAGTTTTTGTGGCACTGTGGTAGTGCCAACCCCTACATTACCACTAGATGTTGCAAGTAATGTTGTGCTTGTTGAATTAATGGTTGTGGCTGTTATGTTTGTAAAAGCGCCTGTATTAGCAGTTGTAGCGCCAATAGTCATGTTGTTAATAGAACCACCTAAAAACCTGTAGCTACTAATATTGCCCGTTGCGTCTTCATAAACCGCTTGTTCAGAAGGGTAGGTGACAAATACGTCTTTAGTACCAGCAGTAAAAGTTACGGCGGCATTAGCAGCGCTTGATGAGAGGATTGTGTCTCTTGATAAAGAACTGTTAGCTAAATAGTACGTGCCAATACCTACTTCCCATTCATCAGTTGTTTGACCCGCAATGGTGTAGTAAGTAGTGTTGTTATTACCAATAACTGCAAAAGTCTGATAACCAGTCGGTGCAGTAGCCGCAAGTACAACAGTGCCCGTACCAGTCGTAGTGGTATTGACCTTTACACGATCTTCAAGAATAAGAGCCATTTAAAGCTCCTTACGCTATCCGGATTATGGCGTTTGTAGAATCGGCTGTTGGGAAAATAACAGTAAAAGTACCATTGGTAGAAGTTTTATCTGCACCAAAAGCCAACACTGCAACAGCGGTATTTGCTGTGCTGTTATAAATCAAAGCGCCGTTAGCAGTAATGTTTGCATTTGTCCATGACGTATTTGAAAAAGACATGAATGCTACGTTGCCTGTACTAGTTGGGCTTGTGCTAATCGTTAGTGTATTACCACCAGCGGTATAGTTTGAACTTGAACTAGTCTGCTCATTTAACGTTGTATAAGCGGTTGTTGCATTGCTTAATGTTGCTGAGCTTGTGTATAGCGCTAGCTTGTAAACTGGTGTTGCGCCTGATGTTAAGTTTTGCTGACCGGCAAGGATTTGCACCTTGAACGAGTCGCACATTGCTTGGGTAATTGCCATTTCTTGCTCCTAAATAAGTGGTGTTACGGGTTTACTGGGATCTTAGCTTGCCCGTCTCTATAAGCGTCGCCTCTTTCAAGTCCTGTTCCTAAACGGTTTAACTGCATCATTGCCTCATTGTACTTAGTATTATATAGAGAAAGCATGTCCGCTTCGCCTTTCATATAGGTATAAGCTTCAACCAAAGAACCATATAAAAGGACAGGATCATAGTTATCGCCAAGCCAAGATGTTCCAGCAGTAACAATAGACTCTGGGTAATAAAAATAATGTAGTTCAGCGCCATAGGCAGCGTCAGGAGTTGGGCCAAGAATAAAAGTTAGTTCATTAGGGTCGTTCAATCTAGAACCAAACAAAGCATAATATCGGGGTAAACCCGTAGCGGTTGGATCTGGATACGCCTGACGAATAAAATTAACGTCTTTATTAAGTAAATATTCATAAGTGCCATCTGCCTGAATAACTGCCAATGAATAAGTAGACAGATAATCGTTTGGACATGCTAGATACTTACTTGTGCTAGAGCAGTTGCCCGTAACGTTTTTTCGCAATGAAGGAATCTGCACCATATTATAAATACGTGCTTCAGCCTGCTCAATAAAAGTATTAATCTGAGTGGTTACATTAACCGTACTCGTATTACCACCAGACAGCTCTACAAACGTATCAGGAAATATATTCTCTGTATACGTCTGTATTTGCGAAAAAAGTTCGTTATAGTTCATTACGCCATTGGGCCTCTAGACATAGTGCCTTTAGTAGCAGCACCGGTACCACGAATCTTCATGCCGGAAGTCTTAGTATCTGGCTGGCTTTTAAAAGTGTTACCCACAGACATTCTGATTTCGTTTACGCCGTTACCTGGTTTAGTAACTGCGTCTTTGGCTGTGGTTATTTCTTTGCCAGACATAGTATGTGGTTCTGCATAAACGCTAGCTGAGCCTACTTCTTTACCCATTACTTTTTTAGAAAATTTAGCCATGATTACCCCTGGTTGTTGGCACGAGCCATATTACGTCCAACTGCTTTCATTGATGCGCTGGTTACAGTGCTAGCACCTTTAGAACCTTTGCCTGTCTGAATGCCTACGTTTGGACCTGAATCCCCAAGGTTTTTACCCTTAGTTTTACCTTGTTTTGTTACGCCGTCTGCTGCTTTTCTGAATGTCATAATGACTCCTAAGTTATACTAACCGTTACTGTACCAAGTTGTGTGCTACCTATCAAGTCATTTGGCGTTAAAGCATTATCAAACAACCTTGCCCCACCTACTGGATTCCAACCCCACTGAAACACCCTACTACCCATATCTGGATTCCCAAACCCGTCAGGGCTTGTACCCCCATTAATATCGGTTTGTAACCCGTTATTACCTGACTGGAAATAACTTACGTCAGGGCGTGGCTCCCGTACTGCTTGGGGGTCATTAACAGGATAGAGTCCAAGAGACAACTGTGGTTGATCTGGATCCCAACAAGTCTTACAAACTTTAATTCTATAGGGTTGTGTCTTTAATATCTGTATCCTTAATTCTTTTAATTTGTAGCGCTGAGCACATCTATCGCACTCGGCAATTGCATATTTTCCAGAAGCGTACTTACTTGACATGGCATCTTAGTTAGAGTAAAAAGTGTTTCGTGGAACAAAACGGATTGGGGCTTTTTCCCTATCTTCTTCCGCTGCTAATTGGAACTGTTGCTCATAATCTGCTTTTAACATTGGTACACGGTTCATATCTACACCTGGCAGCTTTGTAGACAACTGATAAGCTAAGCCAGCAACCATGCAAGGTATAAAGCGAAATGGAATATCTTGAACGTAAGTACCTGAACCAGCGTCTTGGATACGGCGCATACGATAGTATACAAAAGTATATTGGCTACCCGGTGAATTCGGCGTAGGCCAGACGTTAACAGAAGGTAAGTTCTGTACAGTAACCGTAGCGTTAGCCGTATGTGCAGCAGCAGTCGTGCCGTTTTGTCCACGGGCGCAGTTAATTAGCTGGTTACCACTTACGTTAGGGTAACTAATTGTTTCATTATCAATCTTAATAAACCCAGCAGAAGCTAAACCGCTTGTGGAAGTTAAGTCAATGGTAGTGGCTGTAGAGCTTATATTAGCGTTTAAAAGGGCGCCTGAGAGGTTTTCTTGCCCCGACTGACGGTTGATCCACACTTGAATCGGCCTACCTTGTGCTAACTTGTTAGGTAGAGTCATATAGGTTGACTCAGAAATACGGCTGATATTAATATCAATCTGGTTGCTTTGTACACCGTTATTGGTACGCACTACCATATCCATCAAGTCAATTGTATCTACTGGTAGGGGGTAGGTAGCCTGCCCAGTAACCATCGGGATAACGCCTTGTTCAATAGTCCAGAGATTAAT